TGGCGGAGGCACAAAATGTCACAGCTTGACCCCGAAATTGGTGACGAACCACTGGAATACGGCCAAAAATCGGTCTCTTTTCCCCAAATCAGCGACGAAATGGTGGCATCCATTGCCCTTGGCATGGAAGATGAGCTCATAGTGGCCTCTCGCCACGGTTTTAGCATCGAACAATACGAAACTCTAGCCTCCCAGAAGTGGTTTCAGCTACAAATTGCCGTAAAACGGTCAGAATTTGAAAAAAACGGGGTCACTTTTAAGGCTAAAGCCACATGGATGGCGGCAGACTTGCTCGATCAGGTATACCTCAGTGCGGCCAGCCCAGATGCGTCACTTGGCCAAAAGCATGAAGTTCTAAAAACGCTTATCAAAGCTGGCGGCCTAGAGCCCAAAGAGGAAAAGTCGCAGAACACAGGCCCAACGTTTGTGTTGTCTATTGATTTGGGTGGTGGGCAGACCATGAGCTTGAGCAACCAGCCAGTGATGCAACCTGTTACATTGGATGTAGAGACCAAGGAAATCAAATGAGCGTTTACAAACCGACGGCGACGCAACGTGAGTTCATGCTGGATGAAAATTACGTCCGAGTATTAGCGGGGCCGGTAGGTGGCGGTAAATCTGTAACGTGTGTACATGAACTTGTACGCCTAGCCATGGGGCAAGCGCCGAACGCCAAGAACGTCAGGAAGACCCGAGCAGTTATCGTGCGTAACACGGCTGACCAGTTGGCGTTGACGACAAGGAAGACGGTGTTTGATTGGCTGCCACCCGGCGAGGCTGGGATTTGGAAGGCTGTTGAGAAAACGTTTATACTGATGGCTAAATTAGCTGACGGCACCACGGTCGAATCGGAGTGGCTATTCATTGCTCTCGATACACCAGACGACGTGCGAAAAGCGCTGTCTTTGGAGACAACGTTTATTTGGGGCAATGAGGCACGCGAGCTTCACCAAGACGTTGTGGACGGCCTGCTTGGTCGTCTGAACCGATATCCGTCAATGAAGGACGGTGGCCCGACGCGGTCATGCGCTTTGTTTGATACCAACATGCCGGACGAAGATACGTGGTGGCATAACAAGATGGAAGAGCCGCCAAGCAACTGGTCAATTTACAAACAGCCAGCAGCAATTCTCAAACCTCTTGCATACACAGAGCGTTTCAGCGAAGAACCCGAAGAAGTTTTGCTAGACAAAGACGGCCAAGAATGGTGTGTCAACCCAGAGTGCGACAATTACAACCACCTGCCAAAACAGTACTACCCGAATTTGATTCCGGGCAAAACCGAAGACTGGCTTAGGGTTTACCTTAGGTCTGAGTATGGTAGATCGTTATCCGGAACCCCGGTGTACGAGAAAACATTCACTGCTGAATTCCACGTAGCAAAAGATTCAATCAAGCCGATCAGGGGTGGGGATTACCCTATCATCATCGGGCTAGACTTTGGACGCACACCGGCAGCCGTGTTTAAGCAGCGTGATCCCCGCGGGCGCATAGTCACGCTAGGCGAGCTAGTTTCGGAGAACATGGGTATTGAGACGTTCATCCGAACCAAACTAAACCCGTACATTGCAAACAACCTGCAGGGGTGTACGTTCCTTGTTGCGCCTGACCCAGCCGGGTATGCCAAGCAACAGCAAAACGAAATGTCGCTTGTTGACGTGCTCAAGCAGGCCGGCTTTAAGTGCGTCAAACCACCTACAAACAAACCTGAGTTACGAATTCAGGCCGTCGAGCGCCTACTTATGCAGCAGCTTGAAGGCAAAGCGCTGTATTTGATAGACCCGTCATGCACTTCGTTGGTTAAAGGATTCCGGTACGGGTATCGGTACAAAATTAAGAAAAACGGGGAAATGGAAGACAAACCAGACAAAAACGAGTTCTCGCACGTTCACGACGCAAACCAGTACGCCGACTCGGTGATGGACATGAATTTGCGGGGGGCAAATATGTCTTTCGGCAAAAAAGAAATTCGAAAAGTTAAATATGCGTACACTTGACCACTTGACACTGCAGCGTACAATGCGGTAACTATTTAAGGACGACTGATGGCTACAGGTATTGCTCTCATTCCAGTTGCCCGCGCAAGTGACCTTGAGGCGGAGTCAAAAAGGCGTAGCGACGCTATGCAGAATCAACCCGTTATTCAGGGTTTGGCTTCGCATGTCCGTAGTCGATGGGACAGCGCTCGCACTGCTAAACGTAAGCTAGAAGAACGCATGCTTGAGTGTATGCGCCAGCGAAATGGTGAGTACGATCCTGAAAAATTGCAGGAAATTAACGAGCAAGGCGGCTCCGATATTTATATTAACTTGACTTCGGTTAAGTGCCGCGCCGCTACTAGCTGGCTGCGTGATACGTTGTTGGGGACAGGGCAAGATAAGCCATGGGCTATTACAGGAACGCCAAATCCTACAATGCCTCCCGAGATTCTTGAAGAACTCAGAGCGCGTTTGGCTAATGAGCTGATGATTCATATTCAGCAAGGCGGCGCGCAGCCTACCGAGTCCGAGCTTCGTACCATGGCCATGACAATGAAGGACGAGGCTGATCGCGAAATGCGCGAAGAGTCTGCCGAGCGTATTGCACGCATGGAACGCAAGATGGAAGACCAGTTGCAAGAAGGTGGCTGGCACAAAGCGTTTAATGAATTCTTGGATGATATTGTCACGTTCCCGTATGCTGTAATGAAAGGCCCAATCAAGCGTCGCCGCAAGACCTTGGAGTGGAAAAACGGAGAACTTGTTCCTACAGAAGAAATTCGCAACGAGTGGGAGCGTGTTGATCCGTTTATGCTTTACTGGGCTCCGTGGTCGTGGGAACTCGGTGATGGTTATGTGATCGAGCGTCACCGCATGACGGCGGACGACTTGCAAGCGTTGATTGACGTGCCCGGGTACAACAACGACGCTATTCGGACAGTGCTCAATGACTTTTCCACATCGGGTATGAAAGAATGGCTGTGGACTGACGCATCTAAAGCGCAAGCTGAAGGTAAGTTTGTCACTGAAGCCATTATTTCTGGTGACTTGATTGATGCCATTCAGTTGTGGGATTCTGTCAAAGGTAGCCTACTCCTTGAATGGGGCCTGACTGAAAAAGAAATTCCTGATCCAGCCCTGAACTACCCATGCGAAGTTTGGTTAATTGGTAGCGTTGTTATTCGTGCAGTGTTAAACTACGACCCGTTGGGTCGCAAGCCGTACTACCTTACAAGCTACGAAAATCTTCCCGGTTCAGTTGACGGTAAAGGCGTTACTGATCTATGCCGCGATTCGCAAGCAATGGTCAACGCATCAGCCCGTTCGTTGGCTAACAACATGGGTATTTCTTCAGGCCCACAGGTTGGCGTGAACATTTCACGCTTGCCGCCCGGCGAAGATATTACAGACATGCACCCATGGAAGATTTGGCAGTTCTCTGCGTCTGACTATGGCGACAACTCTCCCCCAATCAGCTTCTTCCAACCCGGCAGCAACGCCAATGAGCTGATGGCCGTGTTTGAGAAGTTCTCCGCACGCGCTGACGAAGACACAATGATCCCTCGTTACATGACCGGTGAGAACACACCGGGCGCGGGCCGCACATCATCTGGTTTGTCGATGTTGATTTCCAATGCCGGCAAAGGCATCAAGCAAGTTATCAGTAATATCGACAAGAACGTCATTACACCAGCCATCGAACGTTTGTATCAAGACAATTTGCGTTATAGCAAAGACCCCGATTTAATCGGCGATGTGAACATTGTTGCCACTGGTGCATCAAGCCTAGTGATTAAAGAAGCTGAAGCTGTCCGACGCAATGAATTCTTGCAGGTTGTTTTGAACAGCCCTGTAGCTCAACAGATTGTTGGTATGGACGGCACCGCAGAATTGCTGCGCGATCAAGCTAAGAATCTGAGCGGTAATGTGGATCGCATTGTTCCAAGCAGACAACAACTTTCAGTTGTTGAGCAACAGCAACAACAAATTGCGCAGTTACAAGAGCAGCTTGCTGCCATAATGGGCGAGATGCAAAACGCAGGAGTATCACCCGGTATGACGCAAGGCGCAGCGCCAAAAAATATGCTTCCAGACGGTAGTCAAGTCGGCGGCCGCGAGAGTAATATGATGTCACCAAGACCGAACGAAGTTTAATATGCGAGGCATTTCCGCCACACCAACAATTGCTGGGCTTATTGTCCAGCTCTTTCACGCTCGTACAAACGCGCACATCCAGCATTTGCGCACAAAAAGTTACTCTACTCATGTAGCGCTCAACGAGTTTTACGATAGCATTGTTGATTTGACGGACAGCTTAGCTGAAGCAGCGCAAGGCCGATACGGTATTTTGGATTATCCTGAACTGCCATACCAAGCAGAATCAGACCCGATTATGATGATCCGTGGCATGCGCCGCTACATTGATGAGAACCGCGCAGATATGTGCGATCACTCCGAGTTGCAAAATTTAATTGATGAAATTGTTGCGCAAATGGATTCAACGTTGTATAAATTAGAAAACCTATCTTGACTGTGTAAATAGTCAGTGGTATAAAATATACACATGAAAATTTTTATAGGCCAAAAGCCTGATCGACAGCAAGTGCAAGCGCTTCATCGCTGCAAGCTGGAAAACGGTGCTCTGATGGACTTGTTCCGTAAGAAACTTGAGGAGACAAAAGACTCCCTGATTCTTGCTGACGATCCCATCCGAATACACCGCCTTCAAGGTCGGGCTGAGGTCTTAGCAGATTTTCTCGAGGCGGTTGAGAAATCGCCCGAGATTTTCGACCGGGTCAAATGACCCGATTTTTGTAGTCCTAGCAAACCATTATGTTGGACGGCACACCGGTTTTGACCGACGCCTGAAATGCAGAGTTGGCGCTTTAAAGGAAATTTAAAATGGCATTGCCTAGACAAGTAGAAGCTCAATTACGTGAATTGGAACAGATCGAAAGACAAATAGCTGAGAGTCAAAATCCAGCGTCCGCTAACCCGGAACCCGAGCAAGACCCCCCAGCTGAACCTTCGACACCTGAGCCCGCCGCTGCAGAGCCAAAACCTGTTGAACCAAAGCCAGAACCAACCGAACCAGCCATAGCTGAAGAAACATGGCAGAGTCGCTATATTGCTCTTAAAGGCAAATATGACGCCGAAGTGCCACGCTTACACGCCGACGTGCGGGAATTTAAGGCCCAATTGGAGAGTCTCCGAAAAGCCGTAGAAACCAAGCCAGTCGAGACGAAGAAGCCTGCAGTTGCTGAAAAGTTGGTCACGGATGCTGATGTTCAAGCATTTGGTGAGGACTTAATTGAAGTCCAACGCAAGGTTGCCCGCGAAGTGGCAGCAGAGTTTCGAGGTGAACTCGATGCTATGAGGGCCGAGAATGAGCAGTTGCGAGAGCAGCTGACCACCACAGGCAGTCAGGTATCTGAGGCATCCTTTGAGCAACGTCTGTACCGTATGGTTCCAGACTTTCAGGACGTTAACGCCGACCCCCGTTGGATTAACTGGCTGAATGAGGTTGATCCTCTGCTCCGAGCACCAAGAAAATCTGTTGCACAAGAAGCGTTTAACCGAGCTGATGCCGAAGCCGTTGCCCACTATGTTGGTATGTTCAAATCGAGCATTGCCCCTGTAGAACCAGTCAACGACAAGGCCGCTGAACTTGAAAAACAAATCCAGCCGAAACGTTCTGCATCTACGGCCCCAATTTCACCGCAGGCTCGCATCTATACGGACGCACAAGTCCAGAAAATGTTCCAAAAGTCTGTTGAATTGAGTTCCCGAGGTCAGCGCGAAGAGGCAATGAAACTTGAAGCTGAAATTGACGCAGCTTACAGAGAGGGACGCGTAAAAGCGTAACTACCTGCATGCAGCGTTTACCCAACCTGTTTTTATTTTAGGAGGCCAAAATGGCTGCTGTTTATCCTGTCACGGGCTCTGGTGCATTTGACACCAACCCTTCTTACTCCGGTGCCTTTATCCCCACGCTGTGGTCAGGCAAACTCTTGGCTAAGTTCTACCAGAACACCATGCTGTCTGAAGTCACTAACACTGATTACGAAGGCGAATTGAAGAACAAAGGCG